GATGAAACAATATTGCCGGTACTGCTGCAACGCCTGTCTGAACGATGACGAGCTGGCCTATTGCAGCTATAAAGACGAGATGCTGGAAGGCCCGGCCTTGCGGCGGCTGAATCACTGCAAGGGCTTCCGGTTCTGCGAAATTGATGTCTTGACCCAAACCCGTATCTACAAGCCCAGATCTGCAAAGCCTCCTTCTGAGGCCCCAGAGGATTCCGGGCAGCAAACCCTGTTTTGATGGGCGAAACCGGCGCTTCCAGTATTTTTTTGGCTTTTCTTTAGAAAAATCGAGAAATAGTACATAAAAAATATAGAAAAGGTATTTACAAATCTGTAATAAAGTAGTATCATAAAAACAAAAAACGGCGTCCCACAAAACTGGAGGAACTGAAAGTGAAAGAGACCATCACCGCCAATGAACTGGAAGAAGCAATGAACGTTGTCCTGAAGCAGGCACGCAAGATGGAGAACTCCGATGAACCGGAGGAATGCCGCTACGGCTTCGGTATGGAGAGTGCGCTGACTTCTCTTGCAATCTACCTCAACGCATAACCCACCTGATGATGACCCTGTGGCAAGGGTCGAAACCACCCGGCAGCCAGCCGGGCAAGGTCGTGGGAGCCACCCACAGAAAGGAGAACCGATATCGTGTCGAAGTATTACACCACCAAAGAAACCGCCAAAGCGCTTGGCGTATGTCAGGCAAGGGTCCTTCAGCTCAGGAAACAGGGCCTGCTGGACGCTTATTCTCACGGAGAGAAGGGCAGCAAGAGCAAGTTCTACTTCCTCGCTGATGACGTTGAGCACTACAAGCAGAGCCGAGACAACCCGGAGCAGCCGCCGTTACGCAAGGTCAGCACCAAGGAGACCGCCTGATGAACGGGCGCAATAAGTACTGGCGGGAAGCCCACTGGGACAAGAACCAGCCTGCACGGCTGGCACACATCAAAGAAAAGAGGTCGAAAAGGCATGATGAAGGTCATACAGGGCACCTTCCGGCAGATTCCGTACTGGAAGCTTCGGGGCCGGTTCCACAGCTGCGGCTACCGCGATCAGGAAGTCGCTAAGTATATCGGCATTGGCCGGGACACCATGAGCGGCAGGATGCAGGGGCACAATCCGTGGACAAGCGCAGAGATCACAGCAATGTGTGAACTGCTGGACATCCGACAGGATGAGATCGGGGAACTGTTTTTCCCCTCACTTGAGAAAGGAGAATCCGCATGAAGATCAAATCCACTGTTTTGCACATCCTGGCCGCTGGCTGCGGCTGCCTTGGCCTGCTGTACGGCCTTGGGCTGGAGGGCAGCGCACAGGTGGGTCAGCCCATCACGGACGGCCAGTTCATCGCCGCCATGGTGCTGATCCTGCTGGCAATCTTCTTCATGCGGCTGGGCTTTGCAGCCGAAGCGCGGGAGGAGCAGGAAGCCCGTCGCCGCAAGCGCATCGACCGCCGCCACGCCCGCCCCCAAGAGCCGGCGTACCGGCAGAACCGGAGGGACGCATGAAAAAAAGCCCGCCGGTGCGCCAACACCGACAGGCTTCAAGGGTTGATGGAATTTGAAAGCCCCATCACCCCGATGATATCACAAAATCGGAGGTTTTTACAGATGGAGAATGAATTGACCGTCCGGGTGGAACGCCCGGCAATTCCGGCCATGAGCTGGAACAAGGACGAGGTTGAACGGAACCTTGACGAGATGCTGGCGGCCTACAAAGGCCGGGTTTACACCCCGGAGAGCATCAAGAGCGCCAAGGAGGACAGGGCAAAGGTCAACGGCTGGGATAAGCAGCTTGGAGCTGCTGCCACGGCAGCGAAGAAGCTCTACATGAAGCCGCTGGAAGATTTCCAGCAGAGCATCAAGGAGATGCAGGGCAAATGCAAGGAGATTTCCGGAGCGATTGACGCACAGGTCAAGGCTGTGGAGGCCGCCGAAAAGGAAGAAAAGGCTTCTACCCTACGCCTGATCTACCGGGACAACATCGGCGAGTTGGAAGCTCTCATTCCGTTTGAACGCCTGTTGGACAACCGCTGGCTGAACAAGACGTTTGCCATTGCGGAAGCAAAAAAGACCCTGTGCCAGTCCATCGAGAACATCCGCAGCGACCTCGACTTTATCCGCGAGAACTGCGGAGAGGATGTCGAACCCTGCACCACCGAATACCTGCGCAACCTGAGCGTGAACGAGGCCGTCCGCGAGCATACCCGCCGCGAGAAGTCCCGCGCAGCACAGAGGGACGCAGAGGCCGCCAGAGAAGCGGCAGAGCGGGCGCGAATGTCGGCTCCGGTAATTGTTCCCCCGACCGCAGAAGAACGCGAGATGCGGGCACAAGCCGCCGCAGCAACGCAAGCTGCCGCATTCATCACGCCGGATGGCCGGTTGGATGTCGAGGCGATGCAGACGATGGCTGCCGCGCAGCCCAGCGCACCGGCCCGCAAGAAGTATTATTTCTGGGTCGAGTTCAGCCCGGAAGACATCAAATGGTTCCGTCAAGCTGCCAAGGAACGCGGGTTCGATTTCGGCAGCATCAAATAATCTTCAACACTCTAGGAGGCAACAAAAATGGGTTTCACTTCACGCGCTGGCGCTGCTGCGCCGAATACCACTACCACAGTTCAGAGCCGCTCCTTCGCTGCTCAGGTCAAGCAGAGCGAAGCGATGCAGCCGGTCGCAGAATCTAAGCCGGTCGAAATCGAGAGCATGGACGGCCAGCACCTCACCGTCACCTTTGACGATGTGCGCGACTTCATCTGCAAGGAAGCTACCATTGCAGAGTGCCGTATCTTCTTGGAAACGTGCAAGCAGTACCACCTCAACCCTTTCACCAAGGAAGCCTACCTCATCCACTATGACAACAAGAACGGTGATACGGCCAGTACCATTGTTCTGGGCAAGACCTGCTACATGAAGATGGCAGAGGCGCACCCTCAGTATGATGGCTTTGAGGCTGGCGTGATTGTCTTTGTTCCTGAAGTTGGTGAGCTCATCCACCGCGAAGGATCCATCGTCTACGAGGACGAGAAGCTGGTCGGCGGCTGGGCTAAAGCCTACCGTAAGGACCGCAGCCGCCCCTTCTACGAGGAAGTGAAGCTGAGCGAGTACGACACCAAGAAATCCCTGTGGGTAACGAAGCCTGCAACGATGATTCGTAAGGTAGCCCTTGTCCACGCGCTGCGCGAATCCTTCCCGGCCACGTTTGGCAGCCTCTACGATGAGAGCGAGGTTCCGGTAGCTGCAGAAGCATCCTACCGCGAGGTCGAGAACGAGCAGCCCGAAATCGGCGCTATGCAGCCCCGCAAGCTGAAGCCGAAAAAAGAGCAGCCCGAACCGTTTGCAGTCGAAACCACCGACACCAACGATGATCCGTTTGGCGGTGATGCCGAATGATTATTCAGACAAAGACCGGGACGAAGATCACCGGAACCCTCTCTCGAGACCCTAGTCTAAAGGAAACGAAGACCGGAAAGCCGTTCCTCAGCTTGAGCGTCAAGGCTCATAGTACAAAAGATGCCTCCGGCAACCGGAGCAATATGTTTGTCGAGTGCTGTATTTGGAGCGATCTCAACAAGTGGGACGGCCTCCTGCAGAAGGGCGATTTTGTCGAGATTTGCGGCGGCGAGCTGAAAAGCAATACCGGCGCGAACGGTACAACCTACTGGAACCTGCATAACGTTGAGGGCGTTGTCGTTGGCGGGCTTGTTGCTGCCCGGTGGGTTCAGATGGCAATCGACATGATGCAGCCGACCGGACAGGCAGGAACCAATGACTTTGCACCGGTGGAGGACGAAACACCCTTTGACCCCGGCGCAGAACCGGCGCAAACGGCTTTTTCGGCCGAACCGGTAAAACAACCCACCCCGGAGGCAGCGCCCGATTACAACGGCGATGACCGCCCGATTTCGGACACGGACGACTTGCCGTTCTGATTCACCGTTGAGAGAAAGGAGGTGAGCAAATGGCAATTTTTCGTTGCGTTTCGCCGAACTTTTGGTCAGACCCGAAGGTGGACGATGACTTCACCCCGGAAGATAAATACTTTTATCTCTACCTTCTCACCAATCCGCACACCACTTTGAGCGGATGCTATGAGCTGGGCAAGCGGCAAGCGAGCAGAGAGCTTGGATACAACGAAGAGACCGTAGACCGACTTATCCACCGAATGGAAGCTGTTCACAACGTTATCCGCTATGACAAGGCAACGAAAGAGATATTGCTTCTTAACTGGCACAAATACAACTGGTCGAAATCACCAAAATGCCTGAAGGGCGTTGAGTATTCGCTGCAAAACATCAAGAGTGATGCGTTCAGAAAATACTGTGCAGATACCCTATCTATACAGTATCGGTACAGTATAGATACAACTGTATCTGTAACTGATACTGTAACTGAACCTATTACTGAAACTGTTATCTATCCTAATAGAGATAGCTTAAATAACAGCAAAGAGAAAGCCCCGGCAGCCGATGCAGACCTCGCCCAGATTATTCAGCGGTACGAGGAAGTTGCAGGCAGCTTTCCGCGTTCAGTGCTGGAAAAGCTGCAAGGCTGGCGAGAGGTGTTCGGCACCGAGATGATCTTGCTGGCAATTGACCGGGCAGCGGAAGCAAATAAACGGTCGTGGGCCTACATAAACGGAATCTTAGCCAATTGGCAACGCGAAGGAGTTCGGACGGTTGGCGATGCAGCCGCGAGCGACGAGAACCACAAGAGGCCGACCGGAAGAGGCAGCAGCCCCCGGCAGCCGGCAGAAAGCACGAGAGACCAGCTTGCCCGCGTACTGGGCAACATGGACAAAGAAAGGGGTTTTGACATATGACCAAGGAAGAAGCGGCGGAGCTGATCTTGATGAACGCGACGCTGTACAAGCTGGGAACGAAACCGCTGACCGATGACGAGATGAAAACCACCATCGACATTTGGACGTATCAGTTCCGGGATTATCCCGGCGAAGTGGTGAAGCGGGCGTTCCTCGCAGCGAACCGCGTCTGTGTCTATCCCATCACGGTGGCCGATATCTACAAGCAGCTTTCCAAGTGCATCGACCCGGAAGCAGAGTGGGGCGCGCTGGCTGATGCAGCCCGCAAGGCACAGAGGTTTATCAGCTGGCGCAACTTCCCGATGGTGACCGGCATTGACGAGAAGGGCGGGCTTATCCGTAGCGATGGCACGGAAGAGCTGAAGAAGCTGTTCGAGAGCCTGCCACCGGCGGCCAAAACTTACGCCGGGAGCGTGGGCGGCCTGAAGGAGCTGGCCATGACCCCGGACCTGACCTATCGCCGGGTCGAGTTCCTGAAGCAGTCGCTGGAGGACATTACGACAACGCCGAGGGAAGCCGCTCGTCTGCGCAGCGGACCGGAACCGACGAGACTGGAGGCTGCAAATGAGTGATGTCAAGAAACCCATCCGGCTGGTCGATGTTGGCGAGCTGGAAGCTGATCTGAAGAAGGACCTCGACGAAGAAGAGGCCAAGGGCGAGGACGCCGACATCCTGTTCTGTGAAAGCATCAGCGATGCGCTGAGCGACCTGAGCAATCTGCCTACCATCGACCCGGAGAGCATGCGCGGCCATGCAAGGTGGCTGAAGGATGAAAATATGAAAATCATTGATGTGGATGCCTACGGCAACACGTTTGAATTTCCGGCGGTCTATTGCGAGAATTGCAACGCTGCACTTTCTGAGGCAGACTTCAGGGGCCGTGTCTGGAACTTCTGCCCGGTCTGCGGGTTCAAAATGGAGGATGCGACAAATGGCTGATTACATCGAGCGGGGACCGCTGCTTGAGGCGTTCAAGGCGAAGTGCTGCGAGGACTGCCCCGGCGGGTATGACCGCGCAAAGTGCAAGAGCTGGTGCGTCGCTGCGGACGAGATTGCACTGGTAGAAGATGCCCCGGCAGTCGTCCCGGACGTCCAGCGCTGGCGCGACCCTGACAAGAATCCCCCGAAGGTCGAAGAAGATGTGCTGATTCTGTTTAAAACCGCCTGCGGTGGATATGGGATTACGACGGCTCACTACGAAGATGGCACAGTCTTGTCCGAAAAGAGCGCTTTCTACTGGGAAGATATTTTCGAGTGGGGAACCTACGATGAAGAAAGCGATGATTACTTTATTCCTAAAGGCTGGTGGGAATATCGTTATTTCAACCAGGACGACATTTACAATAACTGTGTAGATGCTCACGTGGTTGGCTGGATGCCGCTGCCGGAGAAGCTGAAAAAGGAGGGCGTGGCATGAGCAACGAAAAAGAGCTGGTGCTGTTCTGCAAGTCAGATGGCAAGTGGGCTGTCTACGACGACACCTACGACATCACCATCCACTGCGAATCCCAGCAGGAGCAGGACAAGACGATGGAGCTGCTGCGCAAGGCCAACCAAGATGCCTGTGAGGCTATGAGCCTCGAAGAAATGGCCCGTTGCCTGATGGGGGCTTGCCACTGCTATTTGGCGACTGGAAATGGCTGCCCGGGGTGCCCGTTTGATAAGCCGACCAGCAATGATGGCGATGGAGAATGCCGTCTCGGTGTTCCTTCCGACTGGGATTTTTGAGGAACACAAACCCGAATAAAACCAAGTTTGACCTGTTGTAGAATGGAGCTTGAACATGAGCAATGACAACATGAGCCGGAACGCCGAGCACTATGCAGACCCGACACCGACCGCAGCCATGCGCAACATCTGCCGGGACGAGTACCAGAAGGAAGCCGCCCGGCTTGACAGAATCGGAGACATCGTTCCCCTGCTGCGCCAGATGGCCGACATCGCAGGGTTCGAGATCATAGGTCGCATCCCGCTGAGAGACAAGGCCACAGGAAAGGAGTACAGGTAATGAGTGATACGAAAGAAGTTATCGCAACCTGCCGCGATACGATGCTGACCGCCCTTGAGAAGATTGGCGGGCAGAGCCTCATTTGTTCGTGGACGCGCCGGGATGGCTCTGTCGTGAAGTTGATGCTTGAAATCAGGACGAGCGACCAGACCACCATCGGAGATGCAATCCGCAACATGGACGACGAGGAAATGGCGAGACGGCTGGTGCCCAACGTGCTGGACGCTTTGGGCGAGGATGGTCCGCCGAGTGAAGATGGTGTCCGGGATTGGCTGGAGCTGCCCGAAAGCTATCTCAAATACTGACCAGAAAGGAGCGCCTGCAATGGCACAGCATTACAAAATCGACTGCGACAAGGTGGAGGACCGGAAAGCGCTGGTCGTCGTCCTGTCGATGAACGGCTACACCGTCCGCATGGGCAAGGAAAAGCGCAGCGGAAAATCCACTTTGACCTATTTCGTGGAGTATTGGAGGGCTGACGATGAAGGGTAACGCAGCGGCCAGCGCCCGCCGCAGCTACATGGGCGCTCGCAGCCGGGCAGAAGGCGCAGGTTTTGAGGCCATCATCAACTCCGCTTGCGACTACTACCGCGCAATCGGGCAGGCAGACATCGAGAAAACCCCGGAGCCGATGAAGCCCCTCGGTGGTGCAGATCGCTCCGGCAGATTTCTCGCCTGCTACACCAAACAGGCGCAGCCGGACTACAAAGGCGTTCTCTCAGGCGGTAGAGCGGTCGTTTTCGAGGCAAAGCACACAGACAGCGACCGCATGACTGCTGACCGTGTGACGCCCGAACAGGCAGACCACTTGACCCGCACTGAAAAGCTCGGCGGCATCGCCTTTGTCCTCTGTTCTTTCAGCGGCAGATACTTCTACCGCGTTCCGTGGGCCGTCTGGCGCGATATGAAGCGCCTGTTCGGCCGGAAGTACATCACCTCGGCGGATTTGGCAGAGTACCGTATCCGCATTGCGGTGCCCGGAGTGTTGCTATTTTTGGAGGGAGTAAAGGAGAAAAAAGATGATCTTCACATGTGCACCTGAAAATGAGCGAGACGGTGTAGACTACCACAAAGTAAAGGCGTGGTTCCAGCAGTGCCGGGATATGGCAACAGCTGTTGAAGCCCAAAAGCAGAAGATCCAGCGCATCCGGGAAGTTGCCGAAAAGACCACCCCAAGCCTGAACGGGATGCCCGGCGGCGGCGGTACCGGTGACAAGGTGGGGCTTGCTGCAGCAGATATCACGGACGAGCAGCGCCGTCTGCAGCAGATGGAAACAAACCTGTGCCTGCTGCGCATTGAAGCCACACGGCGGGCGTACTGTATCACAGCAAGCAAATCCAGCAAAAAACAGGCTGACTGCCTGTGCCTGTACTACGTCAAGAACAAAAAGCAACGCGAGGTCTGCGAGGAGCTGGGGCTATCGGAAGAAAACCAGGTCTCCATCTACATCAAGTGGGGCAGCATCTATCTGGCAGAGATTTGGGACAGCTTCAGCAATGTTGCACAAACCGCACAAAACCAACCTTGATTTTTTGCAATGCACCTTCATACTGCAAATATCCAAATGACACAGGCATTGTGCTAAAATTGGTATAAGCGGAATCGCCGAAAGCGATAAGACGCTTGCCACGCAGTCTCCGAAACGAATCCCCCGCAAATGCTTTCCTCCCAAGGCTTGGCGGGCATTTTTCTTCCTCTCGTTTCGCGGGCTGCTTCTATGTTCCGGTAGCTCAACTGGTAGAGCAGCAGCCTATTGAAGCAGCAAGTAGTTGGTTCAAATCCATCCCGGAGCACCATGACGCTGCTCTCCCGAAGCAGCGACCACCTGACGCATGGGCTGACATCCCGCTTGTGGCTGCGTGTAGAGTGGCATGGTACCCTTACCTGCCCTCACAACCTCCGCACGCACCGGAGGCCACATAATCCGTACACCGGTTTTCATAATTCCCCCGGCAGGATGTGCGTCAACAGAACCAGCATGGAAACGTGCTGGTTTTTCTTTTGTTATATGCCGCCTGAGCGCAGTTTGGAGCGCGGCGCGTGTGTGTAGACACGGCTGGTTCGATTCCAAGGGCGGCTTTTTATATTCCCGTAGCTCAATTGGTAGAGCGCTGGTCTCCAAAACCAGAGGCTGCAGGCTCGGTCCCTGCCGGGGATGCCAGACTTTGCATGACCGGGGGACGGCATGCAGAGAGTAGCGGGGCATTCGGCCGCGAAAGTTCCGGATGCAGCAGCACCCACCGTTTTACGCCTGTCCGTCAAACTGAATGCACGGGTGCTGCTTATATGCCGTCATAGCTCAATTGGCAGAGCCGCCGTCTTGTAATCGGCAGGTTGTAGGTTCAAATCCTACTGGCGGCATGTTCGATATTTTGACCGTTCGGATTTCCGGGCGGTTTTTATTTTACACGGGAGGAGAATAACATGATTCAGAAAGAGCTGCTGAAATTACCGGTCGAAGATCTTGTTCCGTATGAGCGCAACCCGCGCGTGATCTCTCCGGAAGCCGTGAACGCCTGCGCGGAAAGTATGCGCCAGTGCAGCGCACTTGACCCCATCGAGGTGGACGAAAACAATGTCATCCTCAGCGGTCACACCCGCCGCCTCGCTCTGATGCAGCTCCATGTGGACATGGCCGACGTGGTGCGCTACACCGGTCTGACGGAAGAGCAGAAACAGAAATACCGTATCCTCGCCAACAAGACCGGCGAAATGACCGGCTGGGATTTCTCCAAGCTGGAACAGGAACTCGCGGAGGTGGACTTCGGAGACTTCGACTTCAATTTCGACAGCGAAGCCCCGGAGGACATCTTTGACGATTCCACAGACCTGCGCAGCGAATACGACGAGCCGCACGACGAAAGGCTGATTTGCCCCTGCTGCGGGCACATCGACCTTAAAGCAAAATTCAAAAAATTTGAAGGAGTCACTGGCGATGCACAAAACGGCAATGAGTGAAAATCTTCCTCAGTGCGCTGGAGAACAACACTGCTCGTCTGGATGAACTCGGCTCAATGCACTACAACCTGATGTCCTACTACTACATCCCGAAGAACCCCAAAAGAGCACTGGGCATCATCGAGCAGAGCGAGCGCATCATGATAGATTCCGGTGCGCACACCTTCCAGAAGGGCAAGACAAAACTCAACTGGGAAGAATACACGGAATCCTATGCGCGTTTCATCCGGGAAAACGACTGCGAAAAGATAGTGGGCTATTTCGAGATGGACGTGGACAAGGTGATAGGGCTTGATCGCGTCATAAAGCTGCGCAGACGGCTTGAGCAAGAAACGGACAAGATTATTCCAGTCTGGCACAAAGGGCGCGGAATTGAGGACTTCTACCGGATGTGCGAAGAGTACAGCGGCAGGGTCGTTGCTATCACCGGGTTTAAGAACGAGGACATCAAAGACCACCAATACGCACAATTCCTGAAGATAGCATGGCAGCATAACTGCCGCGTTCATTGTCTGGGCATGACCCGGCAAGATGTGCTGAAGAAAGTTCCCTTTGACTATGTGGACAGCTCTTCGTGGACACAGGGCGTTCTATATGGTCGTTTGGGAGGCAGAAAGCTGAAAAATGAAGATACCGCCGAGAAGCGCACTATCATGCGGCAACGGCAGTGGGAAGCTGCATACAAGGAGGCAATGAAGATGCAGGAATACTATGAAAACTACTGGTTCACTACGACCGCCAGACTGAAAAAATCTCTGGGGGGGGGTACTGATTATGCGCAGTAATATGAAGTCCCTCGCTTATGCCGCCATGACTGCGGCCATTTATTACGTTCTCTGCGTGGCAATCGCCCCGCTGAGTTATGGGCAGGTACAGTGCCGCATTTCGGAGGTTATCCTGCTGTTCTGTATGCACAACACTTTCGCAGTCTATGGCTATACCCTCGGCTGCGCACTGGCAAACTTGACCTCTCCGCTGGGCATTCTGGACGTGATCGTCGGCTCCCTTGCAAACCTCATTGTTGGCACATTTGCCCGCAGGAGCGGCAAGGTCGTCCCGACTATCCTGTTCGGCACCGTGTTCAATGGCATCGTGGTCGGCGCAGAACTGTCCATCGTGTACGGCTCTCCGTTCCTGCTGAACGCTGTGTGCGTCGCAGCTGGCGAGGGTATTTCTCTTCTGCTTGGCGCTGTGCTGTATAAGCTGGTGGGTAAGCGCGTCGAAAGCATCTGGAGGTGAGTTCCGATTGGCCGCAAAGGTAAGTATGAGCAGTGGCTAGAGCCTGAAGGGCTGACGCTGCTTCGTGGGTGGGCTAGAGACGGCCTCAAAGACAAGCAGATTGCCGAAAATATAGGCTGCTCAGTATCGACCCTCTGCGAATGGAAAAACAAATTTCCCGAATTTTCGGAAGCGCTAAAAAAGGGCAAGGACGTCGCAGACTACATTGTGGAGAATGAGCTGTTCGAAAGCTGCAAGACCCGCACCGTGACCGTCAAGAAGCCTTTCAAGCTGAAAACAGTCAAAGTAGACGGAAAAAAGAGGCTGGAAGAAGAGCGCATTGAATATGCGGAAGAGCAGGTCGTTGTACCGGCCAATGTGACGGCCCAAATCTTCTACCTGAAGAACCGGCGGCCTGACAAGTGGGCAGGTGTGCCAGAAGGAACGAGAGTAGATGAGCATAACGATGATGGCCTGCTTGATGCCCTGAACGCTACCGCGGACCTCAGCCCGCCGGATGACGTGGAGATGCTGCCGGAGGAAGAGGACGACAATGCGGAAAAGTAACGGTTTTCGCTGGAAAGCCCTCAGCCAGCGGCAAAAGATGGTTCTTTGCTGGTGGGCACCGCAGAGCGCATACAGCGGTTACAATGGCATTATTGCCGATGGCGCTATTCGCTCGGGCAAGACCTTTTCCATGAGCTTTTCTTTTGTCCAGTGGGCTATGACCTGCTACAGCGGCCAGCAGTTTGCCATGTGCGGAAAGACCATCGCCAGCTTCCGGCGCAACGTGCTGGGCACACTCAAGCAGCAGCTTGCAGCCCGTGGTTACAACGTCAAGGAGCATCGGGCAGAAAACTGCATGACCGTCAGCAAGGGTGGCAAAGCCAACGAGTTTTACTTTTTTGGCGGCAAGGATGAGAGCAGCCAAGACCTGATCCAGGGCATCACCCTTGCCGGGGCATTCTTTGACGAGGTGGCCCTGATGCCGCAGAGCTTTGTCAATCAGGCCACAGCCCGTTGTTCTGTCACCGGATCAAAGTTCTGGTTCAACTGCAACCCGGGCAGCCCGCAGCATTGGTTTTATCTGGAGTGGGTGCGGAAATGCCGTTCCCGCAAGATGATGTATCTCCATTTCACGATGGACGACAACCTGTCACTTTCCGAGGACATCAAGGCCAGATACCGCAGCCAGTACAGTGGCGTTTTCTATCAGCGCTTCATTCTGGGACTGTGGACGGTGGCCGAGGGCCTTGTATATGACATGTTCGACCGCAAGAAGCACGTTATTGACGTGCTGCCGGAGCTTTCGCCAAAGAGCGCCTATGTTGCGTGCGACTTTGGCACCCAGAACGCAACGGTTTTTTTGCTGCTCCAGAAGCAGGCGGATGCAGACTGCTGGATCGTCACCCGGGAGTACTACTACAGCGGCCGCGAACAGAAGCGGCAAAAGACCGTGGGCGAGTACGTCACAGACCTCAAAGCGTGGCTGAACGGGATCAAGCCGGAAAGGGTCATCGTTGACCCCTCTGCCCTGCCCCTGATTACAGAGCTGCGCAAGAACGGCTTTACCCAGACCCCCGCAAATAACGACGTCCTGAGCGGCATTCTGGACGTGCAGACCATGCTGCAGACCGGGCGGCTGAAGATCTACAAAGACTGCAAGCACACGCTGGAAGAGTTCGGCGTGTACGCTTGGGATCCAGACAAAGACGACACCGTGCTGAAGGTCAACGACCACTGCATGGACGCTATCCGCTATTTCGTGCGCACAAAGCGCCTTGTAAAACTGAGGAATTGATTTTGAGCACTGTATATACATTCCAGACCTTTCAGCAGGCGCAAGCCGCCGGGGAACAGACTGATTTTATCCGGCGGTTCGTGCAGCAGCACTGCGCTTCCAGACCGTACAAGATGGCGCTGGATGCTGACATGTACGACGCACAGAAAAACCCGGGAGCTGAGCGATTTGCTCAGGCATATGCTTTAATGCTGAAACGCCTGTCCAAAAACACCAAGCCGGACACCCCACACCCCGATATGGTCAAGAGCAATCTTTTCCGGCGGCTCAACAAACAGCGGGCAACCTACTCCCTCGGAAACGGCGTAGTCTTTGCGGACGATGGCGTGGACAAGGAAAGGCTGGGGCAGAGCTTTGATGAGCGAATCCAGAAGGCCGGATATTTCGCCCTGATCCACGGTGAGAGCTTCGGATTCTGGAATAACGACCATCTGGTGATTTTCAAGCTGACCGAATTTGCTCCCCTGTACGATGAAAAGACAGGCCTTTTGCAGGCAGGCGTGCGCTTCTGGCGGCTGAACCCGGACACGGATATGCACTACATCCTGTACGAGCTGGACGGCTTCACCGAGTACACGGAAAGCAAAAACGGCAATGTGATGCAGGAGACAACGCCGAAGCAGGCATACAAGAGCGTGATCACCACCACACCCGGCGGCGGGCTGGAAAGCGTAGAAGGCGAAAACTACAGTGCTCTTCCCATTGTGCCGCTGTGGGGGTCAGACCTGCGCCAGAGCACCCTTGTGGGGCTGAAAGCCTATATCGACAACACCGATCTGGTAATGTCTGGCTTCTGCAATGACCTGCAGGACTGCGCGCAGATTTACTGGCTGTGCGAGAACTTCAACGGAATGACCGATGATGAACTCGTGGAGTACCTCACCAAGCTGAATCTGTACCACATTGCAGGTGCAGACACCAGCGAGGGCGGCAAGATCACCCCCTACACCACCGAGATTCCCGTGACGGCCCGGCAGGCTCTGTTGGAACTTCTCCACACCCGGGTGTATGAGGACTTCGGCGGTCTGGATGTGCACTGTGTCAGCGCGGACAGCACCAACGACCATCTGGATGCAGCCTATGAGCCGCTGAACCAGAACGCGGACGACTTCGAGGCGCAGGTCAAGCCGTTCATCCGTCAGATCTGCGCACTGGCTGGCTTTGACAACGCTATGCCGACATTCAACCGAAGCAAGATCACCAACACAGCTGAGCAGGTCGCAACGGTGATTTCTGAGGCGCCGATCATCGGGCAGGACATGGCAATTGACCTGCTGCCCAACCTGACCCCGGAGCAAAAGAAAAAGGCCAAGGCCGCGCTGATGGCAGAGAGCGCAACGCGGGAGACCGTGGACGAGGACGAGGAGGACGAAGAGGATGAAAGCACACATCAGGAATGACGAGACGAGTTTATCCCTCAGCGGAAATGGGTTTATTTTTTGCGGCGATTCGCTTTTTTGCAAGACGACAGACCCGAAGCCGCCCAAGCTGACGCCTGAACTTGTCTACGCTATCAAGTCGGATAAAAACCATGAGCACCACTTCTGACCTTGACCGAATCTCCACCCGGCAGCTGAACCGCCTGCGCCGCCGCATTTTGCTGGTATACGGCACCGCCCGCCGGGAAATGACCGAGCAGCTGACCGAGTTTCTGGAGCATTACCAGAAACTGGACGCCTACAAGCGGGCGCAGCTGGAAGCCGGAAAGATTACCGAGAGCGACTATCGCACATGGCTGCGGAATCAGGCGTTTCAGTCCGAGATGATGCACCAGAAGCTGGACAACATCACCCAGACGTGCACCACAGCCCAGCAGACGGCATACAAGCTGGCGCGGGATGAACAGTACGATATCTTTGCCCTTGGCGCAAACTGGGCGTTCTACGAGCTGGAACAGGCCGCAGGCGTGTCGTTCAACTTGACCTTGTACAACACAGAATCGGTCAAGCGGTTGCTGCTGGAAAACCCCAAGCTGGTACCCAACAAGCGCATCAAGAGCGAGAGCAACAAGACCTACGACGCCCGGGTGTTCAACCGGTACGTCATGCAGGGCATCATTCAGGGCAAAAGCGTCCATGACATTGCGGTGCAGGCTGTGCAAGGCATGGCAGACACCGAGGTGCATTGGGCGATGAACAACGCCATCACAGCCCTTACCAGCGCCCAGAACGCCGGGACGATGCAGCAGCTGCGCAACGCCCAAGCCATTGGCATTGAGGTGCAGAAGCGCTGGAACAGCACGCTGGACTACCGCACCCGCGAGATGCACCGGCTGCTGGATCAGGAGACCGCCGACCTTGACGAGCCGTTCAAGGTGCAGGGCTACGAGATACAGTACCCCGGAGACCCCAACGCAGCGCCGGAAATGGTTTATCATTGCCGCTGCAAAGTGACCGGGGCGCTTGTAAAGTACCCACGGCAGAACGCTATGCGGCGGGACAACACGACAAAAGAGGTCACATCTGACCTGACCTATACCGAGTGGTACAAGGCAAAGGGCGGCACGGAAGCTGAACAGCTGTGGCGGGCAAAGGAGAGCAAGAGAAAGAAGGGATGAACTGTGATCTTGCCGATGGAAAACACCGAAAAGATGATTTTTCCGGGCGTGGGCAAGTATGGCATCCCTGAAATCAAGCCGGAAACGGACATCCGCATTGACAAACTAGAATGGATCCCGGTCAATTATGCGCTGACCGCCAAAGACAAGGCCACAAAAGGCGTGCACTTTTACAAGGACGATTACCAGTTTGAACGGTTCTGGAACAACCCAGAAAAATACATTCCCCTTTTGCAGCAGTTTGGCGCGGTATGTTCGCCGGATTTTTCTTTGTACAGTGATATGCCGCTTGCGGTGCAGCTTTTCATGCACTACAAAAAGCACTGGCTGGCTGCATACTGGCAGGCGCACGGCATCCACGTCATTCCAACGCTCTGCTGGTGCGGTGAGCAAAGCTATAACTGGTGCTTTGACGGCGAGCCCAGGAACGCCATCGTGAGCATTTCGAGCCACGGCACACAATCTGACCCATACGAAGCAGAATGTTTTGCTAAGCACTGCCGTAAGGCGCTGGAAGTGCTGCAACCGAGCAGCATCTTGTGGTATGGCAAATGCCCTGATGAATTTGACTGGAACGTTACCAAAATCAAACCATTTCAATACGAAAGGAGGCACTACCGTGAGTAAAAGAGGTTCAGGCAGTTCCGCGAGAGCGGGCGGAGGGAACGCCAACGAACACGAGTTTGAATCTTTTGTAAATGGCAAATGGGTCACCGATTACAGCAAAATTGCGGCAGAAGAGGCAAAGAGAGCCGCCGTTGTTGTGGACAGTTCGAGATACAAGAAAACGCATAACGATGTTGTGTCTTTTGTGAAAGAGCAAGTTGGCGTTGATCTCAACAAATATCGAAGTGGCGATGGTTCTTCTCCATCACATACTACATATTGGGACAAGAGCGGCCCGAAAGTTGCTTTTGATCTAAAGGGCATGACTTCAAGTGACCGCACAAAGCTGATGCAGTTGTCACAAAAGCCGTTTGGAGTAACGGTTGAACAGGGTGGCGCATGGATTGGCTTTGTTTCGAGGAAAAAGAGGAAAAAGTAAATGTGTAAATACTGTGACACAAGCCGTATACACGAAGAGAATATTGTTGACAGTGGCGTTGGCGATTTTTTAAGCATTGGCGTTGATAAATCAAAAAAGGTTTATTTGAGTGCATGGTGCAACGATGAAGCGGTTTGGTATCCCAATTTTTGCCCTGAATGTGGGCGCCCTTTGAAGAATAATCAAAACCATGAAATTTAACTACGACATCAAAGTCACCGACAACACCCCGCAGCTGCATGAAGCGCTGGAAGCGTGGGTGGAGCGGGTGCTGACCATCTGGGGCATGAAGGTGCAGGACTATGCACAGCTGCTTGTGCCCACAGGCACGGCAGACAGCACCGGCATAGAGGGCTATGTGGGCGGTGCGCTGAAAGCGTCCCTTACCTACGTTGTATCTGCGGCGCAAAAGACCGTGACCATCGGCTCAAACCTGTTTTACAGTGTATATGTGGAGTTGGGCACCGGTATTTTTGCAGAGAAAGGCAACGGACGCAAAAAGCCGTGGGTCTGGCAAGACTTCAACGGCAAATGGCACTTTACCCGGGGCATGGCTCCCCGCCCCTTCCTGCGCCCGGCGGTGGAAGATCATATTAAGGAGCTGCAAGAGATTGCAGTAAGAGAAGCGCAGGACGGATAAAACTCAATATCCAGCGGTTGGCGCACAGCGTCAGCCGCTTTTTTATGCCGTTTTCGCACAACTGGCAGTGCTCCCGGCTCATAACCGGGTAGTTGCAGGTTCGACCCCTGCAAGCGGCACCACACCGGCAGCACGTCCGGCAAATTAAACCTTATTGCCAAGCATGGCAGCCCGAGCAAGGGCAGAAAGGACGAACACACATGGCACTCAAAAGAGCAGATATCCGTAAAATTCTGGAAAACGCCGAAACCTCCAACGATGACAAGGCAAAAGCCATTCTGGACGCCTTGCACGAGGAGACCGATGCCCTCCGGGACGAACTGGATACCGAGAAAAACGCCCGCGTTTCAGCGGAAAAGGAACGGGACACAGCCAACAACGGTAAGCAGACCGCAGAAAAGGCGCTGACCGACTACAAGACCCAGCAGACCGCAAAGGAATCCAGAGCCGCAAAGGCTGCAAAGTGCAGGGAACTGCTCAAACAAGCTGGGGTTCTCGACAGTTACATTGACGATATCGTCAACGATTCCAAAAAGGGCGAGGACTTTATCAACGCGTTGGAACTGGACGCAAAGGGCGAGATCAAGGATGCAGAAAAGCAGCTGGACAAGGCAAAAGCCGAGTTTTGCAAAAAGATTGCAACCAAGACCACCAAGGGCGCACAGGTGGACAATCCTCCCACCAGTTACGCCGGGATTTCTCCCGAGGATTTTAAAAAGATGAGCCTTGATGACCGCATCAAGCTCAAAAACAGCAATCCTGAGCTGTACCAGCAGCTCCGGGCAAAGTAAGAAAGTGAGGCTATTATATGGCGCAGACTGGAACTTTTGGCGGTTTCGACTTTGACGTTGAGGTGTTTGGAGACTACATGGCCGAGCAGAACACCATCGACACCAGCATCGAGGCCTCCGGCATTATCAAGGACGACCCCTCTATCATGGGTTTGATCGGCGAAAAAGGCAGCGTTGCAACCATCCCGTTTTATACCGAGCTGGACGCTACCGCAGATAAGCCCCTGAACAACGACGGCAAAACTGACAACACCCCCACTGAGATCACTGGCAACAAGCAGACCACCATGCTCATCCAGCGCATGAAGGCGTGGAAGTCTCAGGACTTCACCAAAGAGCTGACTGGCGCAAACCCGATGCAGCACATCGCAAATCAGGTCACGCACTACTATCAGCAGGCCTGGCAGAATGTGCTTATGACTATCACGGACGCCGTGCTGTCCACCACCGATCTCAAAAAGCACATCTACGACATCACCAAGGTGAATGACGGCAAGGTTACGCCTGAATCTCTGTTCTATGCGCAGGAGGCCGCTTTTGGCGATCATGCAATGAGTGGTGGCATGCTTATCATGCATTCCACTGTCTTTACGAAGTATCAGGCGGCAAACCTCGTTGACTTCGAAAAGTACACCACTCCGGGCGCTTTGTCTCAGGCTTCTCCGCTGGCGCGAATCGGCGGGATGGTCGTGATTGTAAACAACGCCTTCACCTCCGCATCCATCACCGATGCTTCCATCAACGGCGGAAAGGCCACGCCCGCATATAAGACCTATGTTTTGGGCGAAGGCTCTTTTGTGGGCTGCCGTAAGACCAACTACGAGAAGCCCTACTACACCGACTACGACCCCGAGAGCAAGGCAGGTGTTCAAAAGCTGTACACCAAAGAGGGTCGCGTCATTCATCCCAACGGCATGAGCTTCAAGGTGGACAACGTTGCCGAGGCGTCCCCCAATGATACCGAGCTGGGTGCAAAGGCCAACTGGGAGCGCCGCATGAAGCTGGAGAACATCCGCATCGGTCAGATGCTTTCTCTGGGCTGATAATTCGGAGGTGAACTTGCATGACTGTGCCAGAGCTGTGCGTGTACACGCACAATTTTTTTGACCGGTACGATGACCCAACCGCCGGGGAATTTACCTTCACGGCAGATACTGTCCCCGCTGGGGTATCCGCCGGGCAGTATTTCCTTGTGTGCGGGTCTATCTTTAACGACGGCGTGCACAAGGCGGGAGACGGAGACCTGACCGCCGAGACATTCACCGGCACGGTACAGCCTATGCGTGTCCCTCCTGATTTTGTGGCGCTTGCCCAGAAGATCACTGACTACGATGCAGCCACGCCCGGCGGTGGGCGCTATGTTTCCCAGTCCTTCAACGGATGGAGCGGCACCATGGCCACCAGCACGGATGGCTTGCCCGCAGACGGCTGCACCCGCTACCGCCGGGAGATCAACCAATGGAGGAAACTGTAATGCCTGTAAACGATTTCACGAAGTTCACCGTGATGGAGAATTTCACAAAAAAGTTCTGTTTCATGGAAAAAAAGCTGGTTTCGGATGGGCTTTTCGGCTCTACCACCACATGGGAGGACGGCATGGAGTTCCTTGCCGTAGAGCGCCACGACCAGACCATTGAAGCGCAACAGGCAGAGCAGCAGGGCACGGCATCCACCTACTCCCTCTATGTGGATAAGGGCATCAAGCTGTCTCCCTTCGACCGCATCAAGCGGCTGGACGATGGGCAGACCTACGAGGTGACCACCGCGAGCAGCGACAAGATTTCTCCCGCCGAAAGCCGGATGAATCTTGCCGTTGTGCAGTGTAAAAAGGTGGTGCTTTCCTGATGGGCGCAGCAGAAGCCATTACCACGGCGCTGAACAGCTATTTTATGCTGTTCAATGTTCCTGTATACCCGGAGGATTTCGTGCCGCAGGGCACTTCCCTGCCCTATATCACGGTGCTGCCGGTCGTCCCCAAAGGTTTTGACGAGAGCAGCACTTTCCATGCGCGGCTGTGGTATCCGGTGGACGGCGGCAAGCTGCCCCTTATCCGCAAAACAGACGAGATGCGCGCTGCCCTTGGTGATGGACTTACCATCGAGTGCGAGGGCGGCGCAATTCTTTTATGCGCAGGAAATCCGTGGGCGCAGTCTATGGACAATCCCCCGGAAAAATACCTGTGCACATACCTTACATTTGACGTCACATCCTTTGTGGTGTGAGAAAGGATAACACATGAACAAAATGTATCACGCCATTTCGCCGGATGCTTTCAAAAAGCTTCAGTTTCAGGCCGGCGCGCTGCTCAAGAAGTTCGACCCGGCGGGCACTACCCCCATTGCAGCGGAGGATATGATCTGTCTGACCTCCGGCGGCATCACCGTCAGCTGCAAGCCCAACACCGTGGATCTGGGCGAGGATCTGGACGAAGTGCCCGAGAACACCTATCAGCTGAAGCACATCACAAGTTGGGATTGTGGTCTGTCTACCACCTGCATGACCGTGAGTGCCGACACCATCAAACTGGAGGTGGGCGCTGCGGACGTGGAAACCAACAAGATCACCGTCCGCGAGGACTACGAAAACACGGACTTTCAGGATATCTGGTGGCACGGCAATCTGATCGGCGGCGGCTATGCTGCGGTCAAGCTGATGAAGGCCGTGAGCGACGGTGGCCTTGAGCTGAAAACCACCAAGGACGGCAAGGGCAACATCACGCTGAGCCTGAAGGGACACTACGACATGACCGACACTAGCAAGGTGCCTATGGAGTTCTACGTCAAGGAGGCAGAGTAATGATTCTTACCATCAATCTTGACCCCGTGGAAGCCCTGCCCAAGCTGTATGACGCAGTGGACGGCATCACCCACATGATCATGGATGCAAAAGACAACGTGAACAACCCGGAGACCAAAGCCGCCCGGGAGACCATCGTTGCCAACGCCCTGAAGCTGCTGGGTGCAGAGCCTGCCGAAACCGCAGAGGGCAAGAAGAAGCTTACCCCGCGCGAGTTTGCGCTGGCTGCGCTGGACTTTATCAAGCCCCTGATGAAGCTTGACCCGCAGCGCACCATGAACGCCCTGCACCAGTTGTACACGCTGGAAAAGGGCGAGAAAGACACCCTGCCCAAGGCGTTCACCGCACTTACCAAGTCCGTGATGCAGGAGGATATGCAGGATTTTTTGTCATCGCTGGCCGACTTGAACGGCCTGAGTTTTGGCACTACCTCTGCCGAGCCGACCTCCAGCATCTCCGAGCCTACGGAATAAAGTATTTCGTCTGGTTCGTCATCAGCGAGATGCGCGAACGCCACCGCACAAAGGCATACCAGCTGTATACGGCTGATATGCTTTTTCTTTGTGCGGTATCGCTGGGGCATCAGGTGGAGCAGTCCTTCAGCGAGATCATGGCAGAGTACGACAAGCCGCTATCCCAGCGCCGCCACGAGACCACGCTGGAAGAAGCGCAGGCGTGTTGGGAAAAGACGCTTGCAGACAGTAAAAAAGCCGCAGAGCAGAACGGAGGTGGTGAGACCTGAATATTTTTAATTTGATGGCCACTTTGGGGCTTGATACCTCCGAGTATGAGCAGGGCATCGAACAGGCCAAAAAAGAGACGCAAAGCGCCGCAAACTCGCTGAACCGCAGCGCGAACACCGCCGGGAGCGGCGTTTCAGGCATGGCAAGCCAGTTTGCAGCAGCCAGCGCAAAAGCGACTGTCCTTGCAAATATGCTTACCTCGCTTGGGACAAAAGCGGTAGGCCTTGCAAAAGGCTTTGTGGAGATGGGCATTTCTTATAATGCCCAGATAGAAAAGTACACCACCGGCTTTACCAATATGCTGGGCAGCGCACAAGCCGCACAGGAAGCTATGCAGGCTATTCAGGAGGACGCAGCCCGCACCCCGTTTGACGTGGCATCCCTGACGCAGGCAAACCAGCTGCTTATCAGCACAGGCGAAAATGCAGCGTATTCCCGCAAGGTCATCAACGCACTGGGCGATGCTGTTTCCGCAACCGGCGGCGGCAACGCCGAACTGTCCCGCATGGCTGCAAACCTGCAGCAGATCGCAAACGTGGGCAAGGCTTCAGCAATCGACATCAAGCAGTTTGCCTATGCCGGAATCAACGTTTATCAGGTGCTGGCTGACTACACCGGCAAATCGGTGCAGGAAGTCCAGAACATGACCATCAGCTACGACCTTCTTTCGCAGGCGCTCATAGCCGCCAGCGAGGAGGGCGGGCGTTACTATAACGCCATGGACACCCAGAGCCAGACCACGAACGGACGTATATCCACCCTGAAGGATAACGTCAGCCAGCTGGCCGGACTTTTGACTGGAAATCTAACAAACGCTCTTGGTGGCGTTATTTCCAAACTGAACGAAATGGTTATAGCCGCTCAAGACGCATACAAACTTGACGGATGGAGTGGCCTTATCGGGGAAATAACAGGTCTTACCAGCGTTATAAACAAGGCCAAATCCGCTGCTGTTGGCCTGAAAGCTGTTTTTGATGCTTTGAAAAGCGGAGAAATTGGCATTTTCCATGGTGACTGGGATGCTGTTTATAAAAAGGCATTCAATTCAGACCAAGAAAGCAAAAAAATCCAAAAAGAAAGCAGAAAAAACTGGGAGAATAACCATAGTGGCATGGTCTGGGACGAAAATGACGGATGGGTGCCCGCTAAAACAAGCGGAACATCGGGCAGCTCCATCGTTACAAGTCCTTCCGGCAAGACTGGCAAAACCCCCAAGACTGGCAAAACCCCAAAATCCACTTCCAAGACCGAAACCGTCATAGCGTCCGTGACGCACACCGCAACCACCACCGCACAGAACGCTCTTGGCGCGGTGACTACAAGCGTTGAAACCCTGCAGGAAAAGGTCAAGGACGCAGCGGGCAAAATCAAAGACCGCGTGACCGAGACCACTACCGAGACCGGTAAAGAGATGGTCAACGGCGTTGCTACCACCTATACGCTTGTGACCAAGAAAGTTACGGACACGAACGGCAAAATAAGCACCACGACCAAGAAGGTCTACGCCGATATGTCCAAGACCCTGCTTGGCACCCTGACCACCATTGCAGAAAAGACCTTCAACGGCATCACAACCACCACGCAGCAGGCCGTGGAGACCTACGCGGACGGCAGCCAGCACATCAAGACCACCGCCACCGAGACCGGCGAGCGCATTGTGGACGGCGTGCGGCAGACCTACACCAAGGTCATCAGCTACATTGACGGCGTGCAGGACAAGGTAACAGAGACCGCGCAGAACATCGACAAGAGCATCAAGGCGACCCAAAAGCGCACTGAGGAGAATCTGAGCAAGGCTCAGCAACAGTTCAACAGCGGGATCTTCAAGCTTGGCAAGAACCTGTACACCGACCTCAAAAATCAGGACTGGGCGGCGCTTGGGCTGGATATCGTCAACATGATGTGGGGCGAGGTGCCACAGGAGCAGCGCGAAGTCCTGTCCGACTGGGCAAACAAGGCGCTGGAAGCCATCAACGAGGCTTATTCCGGCGGCGGTCTGAGCGAGGCGTTCAAAGCTTTTAAGCAGATCATGTCCAACGGAATCAAAGCAGATGCAGACGGCGTTACAACGGACGTTAAGGGCTTGAGCAATGTATTTCAAGAGCTTGGCATCAACGTTGACGACACAGGCAGCAAGATCATGGGTGTGCTGAACACCATTGGCTCCGGCATGGGCAGCTTTGCCCTCAATGCTGGCACGGATATTGCAAACCTTGCCGGGAGCATGGGCAGTCTGGGCACGATCGCAGAGGGAGCAGGCGGGTTGCTGGCAAAGGTGGGCAGCCTGATTATGGCAAACCCGGAGGTTGCCGCTATCGTGGCCATTGTGGCCGGTGTGGCAGCGCTGGGCGCTGCACTGTTTGCAAAGTTTGGCAAGGGCAAGAGCAGCGGCACTACCAGCACGCAGAAAGCATACTCCTACAAGGACATTCAGGACGCCTACTGGTACGGTAACGAGCGTGCCTTTGCGGGCTACGATTACCGCACCGACCCCTACGTCATGAACCCGGACAACAACGCCATGCTGGCCTATCAGGCCAAAATGCAGGCGCAGATGGAGCGGCTTTACGGTGTGGTGGAGAAATATCTGCCGGAAGCCGGAAACAGCGTGATCGCGCTGGACGGTGAACAGGTGGGACGCATCATCACCCCCAGCGTGAACAACAATCTCGGCGATCTGGCAGTGCTGAGCGAACGAGGAAACTGATATGTACGAGATCTACGCATACCCCTACGGCAACCCGGACGTAAAGCTGCTGCTTTATCGTCCCAACGACCCGCAGGCGCTGGTGCTGTCTCCTAAACTGACCCGCGAGGTCAGCAAGGGCGGCAGCCTTATTTTTACTATGACGCGGGATCATGCACAGTACGATATGCTGCAAAAGCTGAGCACGGTGGTGCAGGTGCGGCGGGATGACAAAGAAATATGGCGCGGACGGGTGCTGAAGCACGAGGCCGATTTTTATAACCGGCGGGTAGTGTACTGCGAGGGCGCGCTGAGCTACTTCAACGATTCCTCCATTACCCCCTTCAACTACAAGGGCACGCTGCGCCAGTTTTTGCAGCACCTGATTGACGCACATAACGATCAGGTCAAAAGCAAGATGAAATGCTTCCAGCTTGGCACCGTGACAGCGGCGCTGGGCGACCTTGTGGTGCAGTTCGGCGATGCCGACCAGTACGGCGTTGGCGAGGACTACGGCAAAGTGTGGGACATTCTGGACAAGCTGGTGCTCAAGGTGTTCGGCGGGTATTTTTATTGCAGCTTTGATGCTGCCACCGGTCTGAACGTGCTGAACTATTGCGATCAGGCAGTGGAAGCCAAGCGGCAGACCGCCCAGAAAATCGAGTACGGACGCAATCTGCTCAACCTGAGCGAAACCACCGACGCTACCGACCTTTATACCCGCATCTACCCCATCGGCAACAAACACACAGTGGACACCTCCAAGTGGTACTACAAGCTTATGTGGTGGCGGGACCCCTCCAAAGATAAGCACGAGGAGCGTTGGGGCATCATGGAAACAGATGCCGCCACCATTGCGCAGTATCTGCCTGCATCGGGCTACTCCTACAACTTGGAAGAGGGCTGGATCCAGAACAATGCAGCCGTGCAGAAGTTCGGCATCATTACCCGCATTGTAGAGCTGGACACCGACAGCGCGAACGACACCTTTGCAGCCGGTGTGCAGGCATTGCAGCAGAACTACGCCATGAAGACCAGCTACGTCATCCGGGCGGTGGACCTCGTAGACGCAGGCTACGATACAGACCGGCTGGATTTTTCCATGTACTCCCACATTATCAGCGCGCCGCACAGTGTGGATGCCGTGATGCTCTGTACCAAGCTGGTAGAGCCGCTGGAAAAACCCGCGCAGAAGGAGTTCACATTTGGCATGACCCGCCGCACCCTGACCGACCGTCAGGTGGCGAACATGGGCACGACCAATCTGCTGCAGGAAAGCGCCTACACCTCAGAAAAATACCATCAGGATATGCTGAAACGGCTGTTTGCCTACCAAACCAGCACCGACAGCAAAATAGCAGATATCTCCAAAGGGCTGACGGATGCCGTTATTAAAATGGGCGACCTGCAAGACCAGATAGACGATAACATTACAAGCTGGTTCTTTCCGGGCGTGCCCACAGCTGAAAACGAGCCTGCCGCAAGCTGGACGACCGACACCGCCAAAAATCAGCACATCGGCGACCTGTACTACGACAAGCTAACCGGTCTTGGCTACCGCTGGGTGCTGGACAATGGCACATACCGCTGGGTGGTCATCCGGGATACAGGCGTTGCCAAGGCTCTGGCAGACGCTGCTGCGGCACAAGCCACCGCTGACGGCAAGGTGCGCTGCTTTGGCGCAACGCCCGCCCCGCCCTATGACGTGGGTGACATCTGGATGCAAGGCGCTGGCGGCGATATCATGCGCTGCCAGACCGCCCGCCAGTTCGGCAGCTATCAGGCTGCCGACTGGGTAAAGGCTTCAAAGTATACGGACGACACCGTTGCTGACGCAGCCCAAAACACTGCAAATCAAGCGAAGCAGGACGCCGCCGAAGCCGCCAAGACCGCCACAAACTTTTTGGAGTACACCCCGCAGAACGGCCTCATCGTCCGGCACGATTCTCTGCCCGGCAAACGAGTACAGATCCTGAACGATGGCATCCGGGTTGTGGATGGCAGCAGCATGGTCAATATCCAGGCCAACGCCATCTCCATTACGGACGGCATGGGCAGCTGCTCTATCCGCAGCGGTGGCATTATCTTCCACGGCATTCGCAACAGTAAGATTTTTGAATGGCCTTATGAAACGGATTCTCATGGCAACCAAATAGGAGAATTTACTGCACAAACAACAAAAATCGACCTTTCTTCCTACTCGTCTGTAATGCTGGTCTATGACACGCATAAAAAAGGAACATGGCTTGCAGATGGCGGCAGTGCTGGTAGACTTACCGTTGTTCTTCCTGTTAACGGGCAAACATACTCTTATGCTTATCCGTGGAATACCGTTCATTGGAGAACCGTCAGTGTGAGCCCCACGGGAATAACGTTTGGCAGCGGGAACGAAAGAACATCGTCATACTCTGGTACAACCGTTCTCGGAATATGGTCGTTCAACCTGCAAAGCCCCGGTGGCGATGGTGTAAACCAAAACGATGAGGTCTGCAGACCGCGGGAACTGTACGGCTTTATGTAAGGAGAACTATGAAACACTTTAAATTCAAGTGTAGGGTCTGCTCTGATGGTCGATTGTATGGCGGCGGGTGGTGCCACGAAAGCGTTATTCCAAACCCGTTGCCGCCGGATGAGATTCTTCTGGATGATCTGTCCGGTATCACGCAGGGGTTCTACACAGATTATCTCTGGGACGGCGAAAAACTGATCTATCATCCGCCTGAACCATCTGCTGAACCTGCCCCGGCAGTACAGACTTCCGATGACGGAACCGAGGTGACCTACACATGAGAGACTATGCCGCACTGGAAGCGCTCGCCGCCCAAAACCCACGCATGAACGATATGCGCATCACAACGCCAAATGGCACGCTCTCCATGCGGTCGGACTTTGGGCTGTGGCTCAAGCGCGGCTCTCCACAGATCGGAAAACCTGAAACCGATTCTATGCTTGTTGAGGTGCCCGGCGCAGATTTTCTGCTGGATCTGACCCGCGCCGTAGATGGCAGCGTACACCACAAAAAGCGGAAGATTACCATGGAGTTTGTCTGCGACCGCCCAAAAGCGCAGTGGGGGCATATCCGTGCACAGTTGGAAGCCATGCTACAGGGGCAGTGGCTGCGTTTCTACTTTACCCGGGACAACGAGGTCTGGGCTGGGCAGCTGGACGTAGAGATGACCCCCGGCGAGTACAAGGCTTCCGTGAAAATCACCGCAACCTGTGACCCGTGGCCAAAGGATCACGTCCCTGAAAAGCCAGACCCGCCGACAGACACAGCTTCTGCCGTGCTGGGAAAGGCGATCCTTGGAAAAATGATTTTAGGAAGGAGATAAGATGAGCTATACAAAACAGAACTTTACGGACGGTCAGACCCTTACCGCTGCCCAGCTGAACCACATCGAGGATGGCATTGCGGAATCCAGTGCAAACACGTCCCATACCCTGCCTGCCGCCACTGCCAGCACGCTGGGCGGCGTGAAGGTGGGCAGAGGTCTGACCGTGACGAAGGACGGCACACTGAGCGTGACCAGCGTCAACGGGTTCAGCATCAAGGCACAAACAACCGACCCCGGTACAGGCAGTGCCCTTTCTGCCGGCACCATCCTGCTGGTGTATAAATAAGGAGGTGGTGAGCGCATGAGTGTATATCTCGGTATCGGGAACACAGCGCACGAAGTGTCCAATCTCTATGCGGGCATTGATGGACATGCCAGACAAGTGCAGAAGATGTATGTCAGCGTAAATGGGCAAGCTCGGCTCGTCTACCAGAGCCAGAGCGGCACGCCTAGCGGCACGCCTATTGGAAATCTGGCCGTAGGCAGCACCGTTAAAATCTCTGTGGGCGGTTCCGTCACGGATTTCATCGTGGTGCATCAGGGTCTGCCGGACAGTATGTATGATGCAAGCTGCAACGGCACATGGCTGCTGATGCAGGACATTTATGAAAACCGTGCATGGCATAGCTCGAACACGAATGACTACGCCAACAGCACCATCCACTCTTACCTGAACAGCACGTTCCTGAATCTGTTCGAGCCGAACATCAAGAGTGCCATCAAGCAGGTAAAGATTCCGTACTGCAAATGCAGCGGTGTGTCCACGACCGTCACCAGCGGCTCGAATGGTCTGTCTACGAAGATGTTCCTGCTCAGTGCGACTGAAACGAGTTTCAGTTTCTACTCTATGCCGAGAGGTGAGGGCGCAGTGCTGGACTATTTCAATGGTTGCGCGGACAATAGCTCGGATTCTAAGCGTATCGCAAAACTCAACGGCTACGCCACCTACTGGTGGCTCCGCTCTCCGTACCGCAGCTCCTCTGGCGACGCACTGAACGTTGACGCCAATGGCAACTGGAACAACGAAAACTGCTCCGGCTCATACGGCATCCGTCCCTGCATGATTTTGTCACCGGATACGCTGGTGGACGACACGGGACGCGTGATTGTGTGAGCCGGGAGACCGGAGAAAGGAGAAGGAAATGGACAACAACATCAAACCTGGTTATGCTGTACGCGCGTCAGAAGCCGATTATGCCGCCATTGCGCGGGTCGTGAGCGAGCACAACGAAGCCGCCGTCACCGGCGAGCGTTACTGGGGCATTGCTCTAGACGGCGGAAGCTACACGGTGTACGAAGCGGGCACTGTGCCGCCACCGCCGACCGCGGAAGAGCTGGCCCAGCGTGAAAAAGAACAACAGGATGCCCACAATGGGCAGGAGGAGGATAATGGAAAATAAACTTATCATGGACGTTTCCCGGTGGCAAGGCACCATCGACTGGAGCAAGGTCAAGGCCAGCGGCAAGGTGGACGGCGTGATGATTCGCGCCATGGGCAACAGCGCAGCGGGCAGACCCAGTGCGCCCTACACTGACCCGCAGTTTGCCCGCAACTACGCAGAATGCAAGCGGCTGGGCATCCCCTGCGGCGTGTATGGCTACTTCAAGGCGGTCAACCGGGAGCAGGCCGACAAGGAACTGGCCTATTTCAAGAAGCTGCTCACCGGCCGGAGCTTTGAGCTGCCGGTGGCTGTGGACATCGAGGACGAGGTGCAGAAGCCGTTGGGCAAGGCCACGCTGACCGACCTGACAGCTTACATGCTGAGCACGGTGGAAAGCTGGGGCGTGTACGTTATGCTGTACACCGGCCTGTGGTTTGGCAACACCTTCTTGTACATGGGCGGCGCTGCCCTGAAACCCTACGATGTGTGGCTGGCTGCCTACCGCGCGAAGAAGCCTGCTCCCAGCTGGTCCTTTGGCATGTGGCAGTACACAAGCACCGCCAGCGTGCCGGGCGTGAGCGGCAACGTGGACTTGAGCCACGCATACAAGGATTATGCGGGCATCATCAGCAAGAAGGGTCTGACCCGTCTCCGGGAGGGTAAATGACCGAAAAAGAAGCTTTACTGTGGGTGCTGGGCATTTTGGGCAGCCTGTGCGCTGCGGCCATCACCATCGACAAGGTTCTGGACATCATCCACAAGTACGTTAAAAAGGCACAGGCCCCCGACGATGCGCAGAACAAGCGGCTTGACGAAATGGACAAGCGCTTGCAAACGCTAGAAACGGGCTATGCGCAACATTCTTTGGCGCTTGGGCGCGATTTGTCCCGCTTCGGGGAAATCGACGAAGTAAACCGCCTGACGCTTGAAGCCGTTCGCGCCCTGCTGGAAGCACAGCTGACCGGAAACAACGTGCCCGCTATGCAGGCCAGCAAGGAAAAAATTGATAATTACCTCATGGAAGGAGTAACAAAACATGGAAGCAATGCTTAACTTTATCCCCACCCCCGTCGCCTTGGTTCTGATGGTCCTGGGCTTTATCTCTCTGGCCGTTGGTGCTATCCGGCTGGGTTACAAGCAGTACGTCAAGCAATGGGCCCTGGAACTGGTGACCCTGGCAGAAAACAGCATCATGGGCAGCGGTCAGGGTGCCAAGAAAAAGGCCCAGGTCTTTGCCAAACTGCGCGGCGCACTTCCGGACTGGCTGAAGCCTTTTATCACCGATGAAGTGCTGGACAGCGTGATCGAAAAGGCTGTCAGCATGATGAAAAAGGCACTGGCAGAAAAGAAGCCTACCATCAACAAGGAGTAAAGCATGATTGAGCAAAGCGTATCTCTCGCATCTAATGGCGTCGTCAAAGTGCCGGGCTATGAGCAGCTGGTGCGCTTTGGCTACACCAAGAACCGGGGCGTGTACCGCCTTGCTGTCACCGCCACTGGCGAGTGGGAAGGGCTGGCTATTCGCTGCTTCTGGCACGTCCCGGACGGCAAAGACCCGGCATCCTCGCTGGTGGTGGACGGCTATGTGGACGTACCCGCCAGCGTGACCGCACAGCCCGGCAATGGCTGCATCACCTTTGAGGGCAGCGACGGCACCAAGACCGTCACCAGTGCAGACCTGCGGTATCGTGTCAGTGCCAACAGCGGCACGGAGGACGGCACCACGCCGGAACCGGGCATCCCTGCATGGCAGCAGCTGGTGGATGCCGTGCACACCGATGCCACCGCCGCAGAGCAGGCCAAGACCGATGCACAGACGGCAGCGCAGCAGGCTGGGGCATCTGCCGGTGAAGCAGCCACCAGTGCAGGCAGTGCAAACCAGAGCGCCCAGCAGGCCGCTGACAGCCTGAAAGCGCTCAAAGACGGCATCGCCAACGGCAACTTTAAGGGCGACAAAGGAGACAAGGGCGACACTGGCCCCATCGGCCCGGTCGGCCCGCAGGGTGAGACAGGCCCTCAAGGCCCCATGGGCGCTACCGGAGCCACTGGCCCACAGGGCGAGACTGGGCCTCGTGGCGAACAGGGGCCGCAGGGCATCAAGGGCGAGCGTGGACCGCAAGGAGCACAGGGGCCGCAGGGTGAAAAAGGTGACACCGGCCTGCAAGGCCCGAAAGGTGACCCCGGCCCGGCAGGCGCAGACGGCAAAGATGGCACACAAATCGATGATACCACCGTGACCGATTCTGCCCCGTGGAGCAGCAAGCACATCATTGACACCCTCTGTCCGCCGCTGGAAGAAAGCGGCAACCCTGTCGTATGCTACCCGGTGGCGGGTTATCCGCTAGGCTGTAAAGTGAGTTGGGAGCCGACGCAGGAAGGCAGCGGTGATCCATCACCTGACAATGTTCGCCCGATTAAGGGCAGGAACAGTGTGACGGTCGAGCGGTGCGGGGAGAATTTAATTGATATTAGAGCTGATTTAGCTTTGTACGACGGAAACGAATCATATTCTAACAGCGAAAAACGAGTTATTAAACCACACATGCTGGCCGTCGGCATAACCGGAAACAACTACTTTTCTAAAGACAACATCGAAAACTATACCATAAGCGACGGAAGATTACAATTTAAGGCAAAATTATCAGGATATGGCCTTGGTGTTGGCGTTATGCTTACACCGGGCGCAACCTATTCGATTGGTTGGGATAAGGGCGCACTTACTTTAGGCACCATAAATGTTGCATATTATGCTGAGGATGGTACTTACTTGTCGAGTAGCAGAAATAGAACTTTTACGGTCCCACTTGATGCTGTATATAGCGTAATAGTCTTTCGGGGAATGACTGAGACAGATGTCACTATAACATTTGAAAATATCGTGCTTGTCCCCGGCACCACCGCCCCCACCACCTACGCCCATTACACCGGTCAAACCGCCACCCTCACTCTGCCCCGCACCATCTACGGCGGCACGGTGGATGCAGTGACGGGAGAGGGACTGGGAAGGTGGAAGTTGTTGACGCTGGATGGAACGGAACCATGGAATGCCGTTGGGTCCGGTGATGCTCTTTATTTTCAGAGCACTTCGATTTCCATTGGAACAAGAGCCCTGTCCATGGACGATTATTGCACAACGTTCCCTATTGCATCGGTTTCAGGTTCGAATACGGTACAAGGAATAAACGGGTGGAAAACATCCCTATATCTGCGTTGGTCTACATTTGCAGACGTTGCCGCTTTGAAATCCTACCTCGCCGCCCGGTACGCCGCCGGAACCCCTGTGCAAGTCTGCTACAAGCTGACAGAGCCTGTACCCTTCACCGCAACCGGCGCACAGCCCATCCCCGCTCTAAGCGGCGTGAACACAATCTTGACCGATGCAGACAGTGCAACCGTTACCGGCAGAGCAGACCCCATCAAACGCATCACTGACCTTGAGGACGCAGTAGCGTCCATGACAACGACCTAAAGGAGGACTGACTATGGCAATTAAAAGCAAATCTCGCCATGACCTGACCCTGCGCTCCATCAAGCGGGAAATCGCCGCAGGGCGTGACGTGGCATACTGGCTGGACAAGGCCTACACCCATCTGGACAACGGTCTACTGACGGAGGACGATATCGCAGAGGTGGAAGCCCTTGCGCAGGCGTACTACGACGCGCTGGACGCTGAGGACAAGGCGAACGCTGAGGAAATCACACTGTAAGGAGGATATCATGGCAAGCACTACATACGAGCATTTTGTTGACACCAACAAAATGTACGCCGCACAAGAGCAATTTCGTGAGGTCACGAAAATGGTGACAAAACGTCACCGGTTTGCCGTGCTTGGCAATATGGTTCGCAACGCCGGACAGCTGCCGCAGCCTTTCTGGCTCGGTGCTGCCTGTGGCGGCTGCTCGTGTAGTGCTGCCCGCTGCGCTGCGAGGCCTTGACCGACAGCAGATGACCGCCGCCATCAAAAACGCACCGCTTGGGAGGGTAGACCGTAAGATAGCCTTACTGCGGTACGTGGAGCGGCTTCCGCTGCCGGACATTGCAGCACGGACGCATTACAGCCGGACGGCGATAGGCTACCGGCTGAAAGGCATTGAAAAAATGCTGGATGTGTGATACCATAATCCTAATTGGATGCGATTTCTCACGAAACGCATTGAAGCGGCAGGCTTTCGGGTCTGCCGCTTTTCTTTTTGTGCGGTTCCGCTCTTGATTTTAGACTTTGCCGTTTTTTTCTGCATAAAAAATCCCCTGCTTTGCCAAAGTCCTGCGTTCCACGCGGGGTGTTTTGTAGGCAAAGTGGGGGATTTTTTGTTTTACAGCAGCTTGTAGTGCTCAGCCAGCAAAAAGCGGACGTATGCCGGGCAGTCCCGGCTTCCTGCACACCAGTTCTGCACCGTGCGCAGCGGGATGCCCGCGCATTTTGCAAAAGCGGTCTGCGACATTCCTGTGCGGGAGATCAGCTCCCGCATGGACAGGTGCGCCAGATCCCAGATGACGGACAGCCGCTTCTTTTCGGCGTCCAGATCGATGCAGCCATCAGCGCCATCCTCAGCGCTGAGCGTCACGTTATTCAGAAAAATCTCCTTTACGGCTCGCGGATCGCTCGCCATAATAAAAAGTTCAGCGTTGCTATACATGGTATACTCCTTTCAAACGCGGTCTTTCACGGACAGGCTGATTTTGCGCACAAAGCCATCAGGGAACTTCTCACCGCTCCAGAGAGAGCCGAGCTTTCCATCGCCGCCGTTGTCGCACGGATACTCATAGAAGGCGGTCATGCCCAGACCATCGTTGACGCGGCGCAGCTTCACGATGCGGTCGGGAGCAAGCGCGATTTCCCAGGTAAGCTTGCCGTTTTCGTCCAGTGCATCCTCGCACAGCCACTGAAGCGCCGAAATAAACTCGTCCGTTGTGATGGTGGAGTGAGCAGCCCAGTCGTTAAAAATGCGGCTGTTGCCTGCAAGAACGATCTTCTTTTTAGTCTCAAAGCTGGTCATGGTAGCTATCTCCTTTTTTGTGCGATTTTGGTTTCCTTTACTGTCTATAATATACACCCATTGGGTACAAAAGTCAAGCTTTTTTCAAAAATATTATACCCGCTGAACGTATTTTTGCCCACGCTGCCCTTTTGCAGTGTGGACGCTTTTTTGTCCTTCGTTGTACGTTCGTTGTCTCTCCCGGTGTGGCATTCTGGTACGATAAACGCAAAAGGAGGGGCGCTCATGTGGCACAAGTTCAACCCTAACCCGCGCGGAAGCAGCGTCGGTGACTGTGCAGTGCGAGCTGTTGCAGCTGCCACCGGGCAAAGCTGGGAGCAGGCGTATGTAGGGCTTGCCATGATTGGCTACGCACTGGGCGATATGCCAAGCGCCAATCGCACATGGGGCGCGTACCTCCAAAAGCGCGGATTCAAACGCCGCCTTGTCGAGGCAGACTGCTCCACCTGCTACACCGTGGAGGATTTTGCAAGGGAGTACCCGCGCGGGATCTATGTTCTTGGCTGCTCTGGCCACGTTCTGGCCATCATCGACGGCAAGTGGTGGGACAGCTGGGACAGTGGCGCAGAGTGCCCAATATTTTACTGGTACAAGGAGGACTAAGCGATGCCATACATTCCATACGGATACCAGCCCGGCTATTATGGGCAGGCAATGCCGGATCAGCTTGCACAGCTGCGGCAGAACGCCTACCAGCAGCCCATGATGGGGCAAGCGGCGCAGCAGACGCAGGGCACACCATCCATCATCTGGGTGCAAGGCGAGGAGGGCGCAAAAGCATACATGGTTGCTGCAGGAAACAGCGTGCTCCTGATGGACAGCGAAAACAGCGCGTTTTACATCAAAAGCACCGATGCAAGCGGTATGCCGCTTCCCCTCCGGGTGTTTGACTACAAGGAGCGCACCACAGCCGCAAAAACGCCGCCACAAACGGCGCAGCAGCCCGGCGTGGAGTTTGTCACCCGAGCGGAGTTTGACGCGCTGGCAGCCCGCTGTGCGGCGCTTGAGAAGCAAGAGCCTGCAAAATCTGAAACGGAGGTCAAATAAGTATGGCAAACCCTCTTTTTAACGCACTGGGCGGCGGTATGCCCACCATGCCGAACCCGATGGGTCAGTTCGGGCAGATGATGCGGCAGTACCAGCAGTTTAAGGCGAATTTTCAGGGCGATCCGAAAGCAGAGGTGCAAAAGCTGCTGCAATCCGGCAAAATGTCGCAAAATCAGTTGAACTGGCTTCAAACGATGGCAAATCAGTTTCAACAGCTTCTTTATTAAGTCGTAACCGTGGCCACGGTTCAAGCATAAAAATTATTCAAAACACACGAAAGGAGTACAAAAATGTCTCTTTCTTCCGATTCTGCGGTTCTGACCATGCCCGTTCAGCCCGCAAACACCAACGGCGGCAACGGCTTTGGCTTTGGCAATGATGGCGCATGGTGGATCATCATCTTGTTCCTGTTCGCCTTCTGCGGCGGCTGGGGCGGCAACTGGGGCGGCAATGGCAACACCGGTGCCGGCGTCGTAGACGGCTACGTCCTGACCTCCGATTTTGCCAACATCGAGCGCAAGATGGATGGTATCAACAACGGCATGTGTGATGGCTTCTACCAGCAGGCGCAGCTTGTCAACGGCGTGCAGCAGACCGTGAACAACGGCTTTATGTCTGCAGAGATCAGCCGCGCAAACCAGCAGGCGGCGTTCATGCAGCAGCTTTTTGCCATGCAGATGCAGCAGCAGGAGTGCTGCTGCGAGAACCGCTCTGCCATTCAGGGCGTCAACTACAATTTGGCCACTCAGTCCTGCGAGACCCGGAACACGGTGCAGAACACCACCCGGGACATCATCGACAACCAGAACCAGAACGCCCGCGCCATCCTTGACGCCCTGACCGCACAGCGCATCGAGGCAAAGGACGCAAAGATCGCTGAGCAGGGTCAGCAGCTGTTCGCAGCACAGCTTGCGGCATCTCAGGCAGCCCAGAACGAAACGCTCAAGGCCTACATGAGCGGTCAGCTGGCCTACTACAACCCCCGTCCTGTGCCCGCTTTCCCGGTACCCGCACCCTACCAGTACGGTAACTGCGGCACCGGTTGCGGCTGCAACGGTTGCGCCTAACCGAATAACGGCAACTGACTACAATTTGTAGCCTGTTCAGCCCCTGAGCTGATTTTGCAAACCAGAGCGCCGGGGCAGTAGTCCCGGCGTTTTTATTATGAAAGGAGCATTCAAATGACCGTAACAGACTTGAAGCAGCAGTTTGTTGACCATTTGGCCAGCATGGACAAAAACCAAATGAGCATGACGGATCTGAGCGTATACAGTTCAATCGTGCGGACTTTGCTGGACACTGAACGACCGGACTTTTCGGCTTCCTGCATCGATGTGCTGAAAAACATCTATGCAAGTAAAGCGGATGTCTGTGCAGAAAAGGAGGACGCGAATAATGGCTGAATTTACCTCTACCACGATCCAGACCGTGGCAGCCGGTCAGAATCTTCCCTTGACTGAAACCGCTGTGAAGGGAACGAACTGCATCGTGCACCGCGCAGGCGCTGGCAATGTGACGCTGCGCGGGCTTACAAACCAGTGTAAGGCACTGTTCAAAGTGAGTTTTGGCGGCAACATCGCCATCCCTACCGGCGGCACTGTGGGTGCTATTTCCGTGGCGCTGGCTGTCGGCGGAGAGGCGCTGACCAGTGCGACAGCCATTGTCACCCCGGCGGCAGTCGAAAATTACTTCAACGTTTTCGTGGCCGCTTTCATCGAGGTGCCGCGCGGCTGCTGCGTTACTGTGGCGCTCAAAAACACTAGCACGCAGGCAATCAGCATTGCAAACAGCAATCTGATCGTTGAGCGCGTTGCATAAGGAAAGGAGTACAGCATGAGTAAGAATCTCTATGATCTGCGTGAAATGCTCTGCGAGGAGCTGGACGAGTACAACCGCGATGCCAAGAACGGCCTGAACGAGCGCGTGCTTGACACCGTACACAAGCTGACCGACACCATCAAAAATATCGACAAGATCATGATGCTGGAGGATGGTGATTATAGCCGTGCTGGTGAGTGGGAAGCTGATATGCGCGGCAACTACGGACGTACCGAAAACTATAACCGGGGCAACAGCTACGCAAACCGTGGGCGGCACTATGTGCGCGGTCACTACTCGCGCGGCGATGGCCGGGAGCGGATGATATCTGACATCGAAAACATGATGCAGGACGCAACCGGCGCCGAGCGTGACGCATACAAGCGTGCTCTGGACATCCTGAACAATATGTGATAAGGTGGGCGGCAGGCATGGACATCGTGGAAATCAATGAACACATCCGCAAACTTAAATGCGAAGAAACGAACTGGCAGAGCGTGGAAAAGCTTGCCGCCCTCTGCACTGTGCGGGACGAGCTGGAAGAAACACACGCACCTGAAACGCAGACCCAGGCATTGCCGCCCGCGACTTATGCGGCGGCGTACTCCACAGCAGCGGAACCACAAAGCGACTTTGTGGCGGCTGCCAGCTCTGTTCCTTTTGGCGGTCTGATGCAGGTGCTCGACAGACACATGAACGCAATAAAGCTGGTGTACCCGAAAGAGTATGAGCTAGTAATGCGGAAGATTGTCTCTTTGTCTGAGTGACGATGCCCAATAGGGAGTTCATCAGGGAGTTTATGCTGAAGGCACAGGGAAAGTAAGTCGCCCAGCCAAAAAAGCCATACATAGCAGCAGCCCCGGGGAGCCTGACGGTTCCTCGGGGCTGTTTTTGCGTTTATAAAGCTGTTTTTCAGCGGTGTGTTACCAAAAATGTTACCACGATAAAGAAAAGGACGTCAATTCTCAACGAAATGACGTCCTTTTCGCATGGTGGAGGCGATGGGAGTCGAAC